GCGGACCTCTGTAGCCTTCCCTCGTCGCCAGCGACGAGGGGAAAATGGTCTCTGTTCGCTGCAGAGACTGTGTAGAAGAGATCGGTGGGGGCTTGCCCACTCCGTTTCCTCGATTAAACGCAACCTGCCTTCGGGTTGCTCCCTACACACTCCGTCAGTACGTTCTCAGTGGGAAGAGAACGTACTCTCTCAACCCCCCCCTTCATCCCCCGAGTACCTCGCTCACGTTCGGCGTGTGGCGACTCGGGTATTCCCTGCCGGGTGGGATAGGAGCTACAACGATTTCGTCGGTCGTCATGTTCCTAATCCTACTGCGAGAGAGCCTAAGCAATCTCGTGCCGATCATCTTTGGGCCGGCCGTAGGGATGATTTCTTTAACTGCGCAACGAAGGAGAGCGAGCTTAGCAGCACGTTCTTTGCGCGTTACAAAGAAGTCCAGTCTGCGGGTAAGAAGCGTCCTCTCCTCATTTTTGATGAGCGAGTTGACCTCCTTGCGCCAATGCATAGTCTGATGTACCATACATTAGGCAAGCAAGACTGGCTCCTTTGCGGTCCACCGACCGAAGAAAGGATGACATCTGTCCTTGTTAACGACTACCAGACTTCCGTCGATCTGGTAGCGGCAACTGACGGTCTTCGCCACGATGTGGCTGAGACACTCCTTGATGCGCTCTTCTTCACTTCTGTGAAGATTCCTCGTTCCCTTCGGTTGTTAGCGAAGGGTTCTCTTAGCCCTGTTTTTCAGGCTGAGGATGGCGAATTGAAGCGAGTCCGTCAAGGACAGATGATGGGTTCCTACCTTTCCTTCCCCCTTTTGTGTCTCCAGTCTTACTGTGCCGCCTCCTGGGCGGCACGGTTTGATAGTGGAGCCCGTTATATTGTGAATGGGGATGACTGTGTCATCTCGGCGTCACGATATGTCACTGTGCAGGACTACCCTTCTGGGTACCGACTCAACGATGACAAGACAATACGGGCTATGAACGTGGCTGAGGTCAACTCTACCGCGTATCTTAGACAAGGTGGAAAATGGCGCGAGGTACGCCATTTAAGGAGAGGAGGAGCTCCTACCGATTACTGTGGCATGATGCATATGGCGAAAGCCGTTACATCTGCTCAGTGCTGGATCGACGCCTATTCTAGGTGCCGGATCGGTAGGAGATGGGGTTTTCTCCCTTCTCAGCTTGGCCATTATGGCTACCCGGCTCATTTGAGAGAGTCGGGCCTCAGGGTGCGTAGAACCTATACGCCCTTGCCGGAACCGGTCGTCGACCGTTCGTTTCCTGAGGAGTTGCTAGTGATCACCGGAAGGGATCCTAGCCCGTGTGAGGCCGAAGCTTTGCGGTCGTCTTTATGGACACACGGGAGAATGGGAGGTTTGAAGAGAGACGTATGGAATCCGTCCTGCGGTTCTGTACGTCGGACTTACTCTTATCGCAAGCTCAAGCGAGCGAGTGCGCTTTCCTTTGTCTGGAAGCGTCCTGCCTACAAGGCAGAAAATGAGCGGGGTTGGTTTGTCGTTCCTGCGACTTACCAATCTGACGAAGAAAGGAGAGGCCTAGACGAGTTGGCCCTTTTTAGGGTCAATTGGGACGCTGGCTTTATTAGCCTTTGTCCTCTGGACGTCTAGGGATGAGTTCCGTGGGAACCACATCGTTTCTGGTCGGTCGTGTGTGGACGTAGTGAGCCTGTGGTTAACGGCGGGGTCCGCCCTGTAGGTCGTAACACACGTGGAGGAATCTATCCCTTTGAGCTCAATGAGTGTATTAGGGTTACGAGACCACGGTGCGTATCTTAGCGCCTTAAATTGCCGCACAGGAGTTGCAGTTAAAGAGTGAATGATTCCCCCGAGGGGGATGATTAGTGGCGGCTTCAAATCCGCGGTCAGCTAAGTCAATGCTGATACTTTTTACACGTAACTACGAAAGCACGTCGCGGGGCTACTTCCAGAGTAGCAGGGCGACCGAAGGTGAGTCTGTTTATTACCGCCGGGGTAAGAACAGTCGTGAAAGGTCTGAGGATTGAACAAATGAAAACTAGTGGTGTGGCGCCTCCTGGGAGGTTGTGCTGCCTGCCTTCGGGCAACTAGCCAGTAAGAGTAGCTTCCTCGGTTTACCGAGTAGCAATAGCTCCACCTAGC